CCGAAACCTTTTATCGCCCCGTCGATCGCGGCTTTGAACGCAAGATCGCCGAGCGGCTGGCCTGGTGGGATGAACGGCGCACCAAGCGGACCGAAGGCGGATGACGTATTTCAGGCACTTCACCGCGATCGACTGGTCTGGCGCAGTGGGCGAATGGCAGCGTGGCATTGCAGTGGCAATTTGCGCGCGCGGAACCGCTGCTCCCCACCTCGTGCGTGCCGACCAGCGTTGGTCACGCGCCGCAGTGCTCGACTGGCTGTTGCACGACATGCCGGACGACACGCTGGTCGGGCTTGACCTTGGCCCGTCGCTGCCATTTGCAGACAGGGGTGCGTTCTTCCCCGAATGGGATCGCAGTCCGCCCGATGCGCGGGGGTTATGGGCGCTGGTTGACGAGCTTTGCGCCCAGGACGCGCATCTGGCGGCGAGCAGTTTTGTCGATCATCCCGATGCAGCCCGCCATTTCCGCCGCCACGGCAATCGCAAGGGCGATCTGTATGGCACCGGCGGCGGGCGCCTGCGCGAAACCGAAAGGGCGCAACGCGAACAGGGTCTCAATCCATACAGCAACCTGAACCTGGTCGGCGCGGCGCAAGTTGGCAAGTCGAGCCTGACCGGAATGCGCGTGCTGAACCGCGCTCAACATCGCTTGCCTATCTGGCCATTTGACGCACGACCGAGCTACGGATCGCTGATCGTCGAAATCTATACCAGCATTGCCGCGCTTGTTGCCGGGCGAACCAAGGGACGAACCAAGATGACCAGCATCGCTGCGCTTAACGACGCGTTGGTCAGCCCCACCATTGCCAGCGAACCCGTGACCATGCTGGATCGTGTCGACGACCACCGCACCGACGCCCTGTTGACGAGCGCCTGGCTGCGGGCGGTCGCCGACCAGCAGACCCTGTGGTCTCCTCTCGCGCTGCAAGATAATCGCCGCCTTGCCCAAACAGAGGGCTGGACCTTCGGCTGCATCTGACGCATGGGGGCGACACGCCACTGGCGCGCCGGTTTAGCTCAGCTGGTAGAGCAGCGGTTTTGTAAACCGAAGGTCGCGGGTTCGATTCCTGCAACCGGCACCATCCATCCCGCGGATTTCCTCGCATTTTGACCAAGTAGCAATGCGCGGAAAGCGCGGCCGGCGTCGGTTTGCGAGGGCACACCGGGGGGCACAGTCTGTTCGCGGTTCGTGCGTGATTGTCGACCATGATCGGCTGTCAGGGCGCAAACGTCGGCGCATCTGACTTTCTAGGCGGTGGCACGAAGAGCGGCACAGCCGGCGCTCGATCGGGATCATAAATCTGTACTGGCTTCTTTCCCGTGAGACGGGGGTGTCGGGAACGGCATAATATTCATAATATCTACGCAATTTCCGTAGGTTACGCCATAACATTTGACCTAACAGCGACCCAACAAGATCATGCGGCCAAATCCTGATATTGCCTCAAAAAATAATGTAATAAATTCAATAATATAATGTTATTCCCCGATAGATGTTATGCCGTGTTAGGAATAGATGATTACAAATTTGTCGTTTATGTTCAGTGTCTTATGACCATGCTTCGTCCTGTGTTAGGCATATTATGTCGATCCCGCCCACCCTCTCCACGGCTGGGTGGGGAAAGGCCTCAAATTGTGGCGCGCAACTGCCCTCTTCGCTGCACCGAAACGCACCGCCAGCTTCGCGCACCGTCCCGGTTTCAGGGGCGGCGCAGAGGTCATTTGCATCCATTTCAACACAAGAAGCGGGCGGGCGAGGCGCGGGGGCAAGCGCGGCGCTCCGGGTCGAGCGGTGACCGCCGCCCTTTTGTTCCCTATATGTTCCACATGGGCACATGGAGGAACACGGGTCGAAGCCGCTCAGACCACGGTCTGAACGGCTGGAGGGCATGGTGGGCGAGCAGCTCCGCTGCACCCTCGCGCGCGCATAGACGCTTGTGCAGATCCTTTCTCAGGGCGCGAGCTCGCAGATCCATTGCCAGGATTGCTACGTGAAGCTCTGGGTAGATCCCGGCCAAGTCCTCGACCTATGCCTTGCCAAGCGTTGGCCGACCGGCATTTGGGACCTCTCGCCCCCCTCGTCTCGAACCTGCAACATTTCCTTGCAGGTTACCCCGCCATCGAGCTCGCGGCACTCTATCCTGCCCAGCTCCTTAAGCTGAACTGACGCCTGCGGTCGCCGGCAACCCATAGTTGCTGATCAGCAGCTCGCCGGCTTGCTTGGCGCGCTTCATGCCTCCAACCTGATAGTTTGTCGTCACCTCAAGTTGCTCGAACCTGGAGAATGTCGTGCGGATCTCGGGTCGGTCGTTGATTGACATGATGAACTTGCCCTTGATAGCGTCCAAATGCTCGGCCAGCGCCGCGAAGTCCGCGCGATCGAAGACGCCCGGCCCATAATCGCGCTCGCACCCATGATATGGTGGGTCGAGGTAGAACAGCATTTCCGGCCGATCATAACGGCGGATGAAGTCGCCGAACGGCAACCGTTCAATCGTCACTGCTGCAAGCCGCTCATGCAGATCGGCCAGCGTTGGCTCCAGCGTCGAAACGTTGAAACGGGCGCCATGCCCCGCACTAACGCCAAAATGACGCCCCTGCACCTTCCCGCCAAACGCAAGCCGCTGGATGTAAAGAAATCGCGCTGCCCGCTGCAGGTCAGTCAACCTTTCAGGCGGCAACGCGATCAGCCGCTCGAACTCGGCCCGGCTCGCCACGCGGAATCGCAACATGTCGATGAAATAGGCATAATGCTCCTGAAGAACGCGGAAGAACGTCACGACGTCGCCCGAGATATCGTTGATCACCTCGACGCGCGGCCGCGATCGCCGACGGAGGAAAATCCCGCCCATGCCGACGAATGGCTCGGCATAAGCGCCATGAGGCGTCGCGCCGATAATCTTGACGATCCGCGCCGACAGGTTGCGCTTGCCGCCCAAATAGCCGCTCGCCGGCTTCACGGGGTCGACGGTAGTCAGATTTAACGAATTCACAGCATTTCCTCGCACATGAACGCCCCGCCCGTGGCCCGGGTGCGGGGTGGCCTGGTCGGCCGGTCAGGACATGGCGAGCTCGCACTCGTCGGATGGCGGCGTTGGCGCGCCGCTTCCCCCGCTCCGGTCGCCCGGATCAGGATGAATTATTGGCACCTGCAGGCGAGGCCGCGACGGCCTGGCGCTCATAGGGTCGGAACGCGACGGCGGGCAGGCCCAGCCAGTCGTTGATCTCCATCATGCGCTGCTGCAGCGGCTCGATCTCGGCGAAATGGAACACATCGGCAGTCCTGGCGACGTCACCAAAGCCGCCGGTGTTCTGCGGCACTTGCGCGATCAGCACCGGCGGCACGCGGTGCGCGGTCATAACATCGGCCGCGGTCGTGCCTTTGATGCCCAGGAATTCGTCCTTGGCTGCGGTCTCGCCGACCGGGATGACCTGCACACCCTTTTCCTTGCCCTTGGGAATGTGCAGCAACAGGTTGCGGAAATTGCCCGGTCCCTTCGACTGCTCCAGCGCGTCGTCCAGCTCGTCAGCGTCAGCCTCGGTGAAGGTTTCCTCTGAAATGTAGAGGATGAAGCCCATGTGGCTGCCGTTTAGGTAATATTTGCGCCGGAACACCGTCGCGTCGAAATTCAGCAGGCCGGACTGCAGCGCACTCGTATATTCGGGCACGCCATAGATTTCCTGCCGCAGCTCGGGCTCGAACAGGTGAAACACCGTCCCGCGCTCGAATGCCTGGTCGGGCCGATCGAGCGGCGCCCACCAATAGACGTCGGGCTCGACGCCGACGCGGGTGTTGATCGCCGGCGAGTTCTTCAGGGCCATCGGCCGACTCGCCATATTGTCGATCCGCTGCAGATAGGCGTTGCCCATCGTCAGGTAATTCAGGACGAATTCGCCGAACGTCTTGCGATCCAGCCAGCGCGACGGTTCGAAAAAGCGCAGCAACTGGTTACGCTTGTAGAGGATCGCGCTCTTGTGGTGCGCGGACATGTCATAAGCACGCGCCAGGCCCCACATCGGGATCGGCGGCTCCCAATAGCGCCCGTTCACATAGCATTGCGCATAGCCAAGGAAATCACGCCGCTCGAGGATGGGCTCGGGATCGCCGAAGCGGAATGCGCGCGCGCCGGTAACTGGGCGCTCGGCCATACGCGCCGCGTCGCTGCTGGCTGCGTTCGCGGCGGCGCCTGCCACCACCGGCATCTGCTGGGTCGTTTGTGCCATTGCCGAAGATCCTCATGCGTGATTTGCGAGCCGACATGCTCGCGGGGTCGAGTGGTTCGTTGTGCAGCGCGTGCATGATCGCCCAGGCCAGATCGGCATGGCCGGTGTCGCCGCTATGGCTGGCGTCGAAGGTGATCTGCCGCTGCGATCCGGTCAGTTTCGGGCGGATCGCCATGAATGAATTGATGATGTCGACGGCACCGGCGTCGAATTCCAGACGCCCGGCGCTGATCACGTTCTTGGCCTTGTAGACCATCTGCGTCTTGAGCTCGACGGAGTAGCGCAGCGCGGTCGCGCGCGGCCATTTGGCGGAAACGAGCTGATAGACCGAATTGCCGACACCGGTCGTGTCGATGCCGATATACTGGACGTTATACTTGTCCAGCATGGCCAGGATAGCGTCTGCCTGTGCCTGAAAATCCAGCCCCTTCATGCGCTGCTTTTCCAGCACGCGGAACTTGCCGCCCGGCTTGGTCGGCGCGGCCACCACCACCAGCGCGGCATCATCGCCGTTCGCCGATTCCTGCGGATCATACCCGATCCACACCTCGCCATCGCCATAGGGGCGAAGCTGATATGGGTCGAAATCCTTGCGCCACACTTCCCAACTGTCGACCGCGCAGCGGCGCATGAGCATGAACGGGAACATCGACTGGCTGTCGTCGACGAACTGGCACATGAACAGATTGGCGAACTCGTCTGGGCCGTAATCGGCCTCCAACTCCTTGCGGTCGAACAGATCGCAGCCGCCGGCCTCGGCATCGTCCAGCGTGACGACCTGCCGCCAGATGCCGTCACCGCCCAGAACGCCGGGCCGCAGCGCCTCATGGCTGATATCGATGATCACCTTGTCTGGCTTGGCGCGGTTGCGGTTGTATCGGTCGCCGGACCACATCGCATAGGCTTCGTGCGCCAGCGTCGACGGCGTCGAGAAATAGGTCTTTCGATAGCGTTTCTGCGACGCCATCGCCGATGCGACCTTGTTGATCTGCTCGAACCCGTGGATCCAGAAACATTCGTCGACATAGACGTCGCCGTGATAGCCCTGCGCCGTCCGGTAATTGGTGCCCAGAAAATAGAGCTTGGGCGGCTCGCCCATCGGGCCTTCCACGCCTTCCAGATCGAGCGTGATCGGGTCTCCTTCCAGCTTCACCCCGGTCACTTCCAGGACGAACGCGCAGATATACTGGCGGAAGATATTGGCTTGCGCCCGGCTCGCCGAAATGAAGATCTGGTTGTTGCCGGTCTCGATCGCCCGGATCAGCGATTCCCGCGCGAAATAGAAGGTCGCGCCGATCTGCCGGCTCTTGAGGATGAACCTGGTCTTGAGCGTGGTCGAACCGAGCAGATCGCTCTTCGCGCTGCGCCAGCCAACCTGATAATCGAACAGCCCGTCCTCGAATGCGTCGATCAGTTGCTGCTGCTGATCCTTGTCCAGGAAGTTCTTGCGCTTCTTCTTGCGCTCGCCGGCGTTGCGCGCCGCGATATTGGGGTTCAGGTCACCTTCGTGCCCACCTGGCGCCTCGTAGCGCCGCACCCGGGCAAAGCGCTCGGCCTGGCGACCCAACAGGTCTATTTCCTTGTAATCGCTGCCGGTCTTCTTTTCCTTCAGGACCAATAGGCAATATTGCGCCTCGGTCACGCCTTCCATGCGCTCCAGTGGCGACGCGCTGTCCCAATCGTCGCGCAGCTTCCACGACTTCACCGTATTGGCTTTCAGATCGAGCAGCTCGCCGACCTGGTCGAGCGTGTATCCGGCCCAATAAAGGTGCCTGGCACGGCGTCGCGCGTCGAAGGGAATGGCATCGGGCATCGTGCCGCGACGCTAGCCGCGCCGTCAGCGCCCGATTGCCCCATATTGTTGTGATTAGCCTAACTACAACAGCCATGCGTTGCGGTCGCGCGCGTTCATCGCGCCTTTTGCCGCCTGTCAGCGCGCATCTCCACAAGGAATCACCGCGCGTGTCATGTCGACCAGGAGCAAGCGCGCGTCATGCCCAAGATCTCGAAATTCTTCCGCGTCGCCGTAGAGGGTGCCACCGCCGACGGCCGCACCATCGAGCGGCAACAGCTCGCCGATATGGCCGCGACCTATAATCGCGACACCTATGCGGCACGCGTCAACATGGAACATATCCGCGGCGTGACGGCAGACCCGCCCTTTCAGGCGCTCGGCGACGTCACCGCGCTCAAGACTGAAGAGGTCGAACTCGAAATCGGCGGCGCCAAGGTCAAGAAGCTGGCGCTATTCGCGCAGCTCGAACCAACCGACACGCTGGTCGCGATCAATGGCAAGCGTCAGAAACTTTATAGCTCGATCGAGATCAACCCGAACTTCGCCGCCAGCGGCAAGGCGTATCTCATGGGCCTGGCCGTTACCGACAGCCCGGCATCGCTGGGCACCGAAATGCTGCAGTTCGTCGCCGGCCAGCGCGAAAAGGGCAGCGATCCCTATGCCGAGCGTCGCCAGGCTCCAGAAAACCTGTTCGTCGCGGCCGAAGAAATCGCGCTCGAGTTCGAAGATGTCGCCAGCAAGCCGGATGGTGCCGTAGCACAGATGATTGCGGCGATGACGGCATTTTTTGCTGCTGATCCGAGCAAAAAGGGCGAAGCAGGTGATCACACTGGTTCTGCTGTGCGGGCCGAGATCAAGCGGCTGACAGACGCTGGCTACACCTTGGTCGATATCAGCAATGCCCTTTGCGACATCTCAGCCGACGCGTGCCGCTCACCAAAAACGTTATCCTCGATCGCCAACGGAGATATCGCGAACCCGCCAAAGACACTTCTCGACGCCCTCAAAAAAGTACCAAGTCAAAGGAAGATGTCTTCTGCAAATGACAATCAAAATCTATCGGATTTCGACGGTATTAAGAACCTATTTGTGTCGATGACTAGTGCAATCGGTGAAATCTCCAGCTCTGTTTCTTCGATAATGGATGAAGTATCAATTATGAAAGAAAGCATCGACACCACTGCCAGGCCCAACCAGTTCAGCCGCTCGCCGGCCAGCGGCGGCAATGGTGCCAAGCTGACTGATTGCTGATCCGCAACCCGTAACGCCTTCAACTTCGACCACCAGGCCGCCCCGCCAAGCCAGTCCGCCACAAGGATCACGACGATGCGCAACACGACCCGAGTTCTCTTCAACGCTTATGTGAGCCAGATCGCGATGCTCAGCAGCATCGATCCGGCGAACGCATCGGCACAGTTCACCGTTGCACCGGCAGTCGAGCAAAAGCTTGAGGAGGTCATCCAGCAGGGCAGCGAATTCCTGCAGAAGATCCAGATCGTGCCCGTCGACCAGCAGGAAGGCGATAAGGTCGGCATCGGCGTCACGCGCCCTCTGGCAAGCCGCACCGATACCAGCGGCGCTGGTCGACGCGTCCCGGGAGATCCGACCGACACCAGCGATCGCGGCCGTTATCGCTGCGAAAAGACCAATTTCGACTATGCAATCAAATATTCGAAAATGGATGCCTGGGCGCACAAGCCTGAATTTCAGACGCTGGTGCGCGACGCGATCGCTCAGCAACAGGGCCGCGATCGCATCATGATCGGCTGGAACGGCACCTCGGTCGCCATCACGACGAACCCAGTCGCCAATCCATTGCTGCAGGACGTCAATCTCGGTTGGCTCTACAAGATCCGTACCCATGCCCCGGCGCGGGTGTTGAACGACGGCGATCTCACCGTCGATCCCACCAAGGCGATCTATGTAGACGCGGGTGGTGAGGTCGGCGTCGAAGTCGACTACACCAATATTGATGCACTCGCTTATGACGCGATCGAACTGCTCGACGAATGGCATCGTGACGACACCGATCTCGTCGTCATTCTCGGCCGCGATCTCGTTCACCAGAAATTCCTGAACGTCATCCAGGCCGCAGCCGACACCGCGACCGAAATGGAAGCACGCGACCGCATCCTGACGTTGCCGAAGATGGTAGGCGGCAAGACGGCTGTGATGGTGCCCTTCTTCCCCGCCAATGCGATGCTGATCACCAGACTCGATAACCTGGCGATCTACGTTCAGAACGGCACTCGTCGGCGCATGCTCAAGGATGAGCCGGAAGCCGATCAGGTCGCCAACTACGAAAGCGTCAATGAGAGCTACGTGGTCGAGGATTATGGCCGCAGCGCGCTCGTTGAGAACATCGTCATGGGCAAGAAACCCTGATCTGCGCGCATCGCTTATCCTTCCGTTAAACGGACACCCGACCGATGAAAAGCCTCGCCACCCGCCACCGTGAACGAATGCTCGCCGCGCAGAATGCCGTCGAGCAGGTGCAGCCGCGTGCCGTTGGCGAGGCACCGGCGCCGACGCCGGCGGCAAGCGAATACGCATTGATGCGCGCGCGCCTCGGCAACGACATCCGCCGCCTGCGCGAGATCCAGTCGGTTGAACGCAAGATCGAGCTCAAACGCGCGCTGCTGCCCGACTATGATGCATGGGTCGCCGGCGTGCTCGATGCCGACACCGGCGCCGAGGATGACGTGCTCACCCATGTCATGATCTGGCGCATCGATATCGACGATTTCGATCGCGCACTCGATCTCGCCGACTATGTCATCCGTCACAAGCTGACGCTGCCGGAACGCTTCGATCGCACCGCCGGCACGCTGGTCGCCGAGGAAATCGCCGTCGCTGCGCTTAAGTCGCTGTCGGTCGGCGGCACCTTCGATATCGCCATCCTCGAACGCGCCGAGGCGTTGACGGAGGGTGAGGATATGCCCGACCAGGCCAAGGCCAAACTGGTCAAGGCGATCGCCATCCTCACCGTTCGCGCCGCAGAGGCGATAGACCCCGCTGCAGACGGCCCCGCCGGCGCGCGCATCGCGGGGATGCAGCGGGCGCTCTATCTGTTCCGCCGCGCCTATGGTCTCAGCCACATCGTTGGCGTCAAGAAAGACATCGACCGGCTCGAGCGCGAGTTGAAGAAGGTCGCTCAGCAAACCGCACAGGGTGAAGGCAGCCAGGGCGAAGGTTCGAAGCCGTGAGGGATGGCGCCGGCATCCTGATCGCATGGATCGTGCTTGCAGCCTGCTATCTGGCCGCGCTTGGCCTGTTCGTCGCTGGCGAATTAATCACCGTCAACCGGCTGACCGACCCGCGCCGCGAGGACGGGGATGCGCGATGATCCTCTGTCACACTCTTTCCGTTTACGAGCTCGCCCCCCGGCGCTCGGGGGGCGGTAGCGACGCGACGGCCGGCCCCGTGCCGCGCCCGCCCGTTCGCTTCCTCACCCCCCGTAAACCCGGCCGTAAACCCGGCCGTAAACCCGGCCGTAAACCAGATTTGCTCGAAAGGGATACTTTCGGGCGGGTGCAGGATCAGCCCAAGGGGCAAGCGCTGTGAGCCTGGTCGGCGCCGTCCCGATCGAGCCTGTTGTCGTGCCCGATCTCGTCGCCGGCGATGGCTGGTACCCGGATGCGAGCATCAAGGATTTCCGCGACACCTATCGCATCGGCACCGTCGTGACCGATCGCCGCGTCGCCGCTGCGCTGGCGAACGCAATGGCGGCGGTCGCGCAACAGCTCTCCACATGGCGCAGCGATCGCGAAGCCGCCGGTGCCGAACGCCTGGCTGATGCCAGCGAGGCGGGCTTCAACGGCATGACCATTGCCGAACAGCAATGGCAGCGCGCCACCTATTCGCTGGCCGCGGCCGATCTGGTCGAAACGCACAATGATATCTCCGCAACCGCCGACGGCCGCGATCGGCGCGAGCTGCGCGCGGTGACGGCCGACGAACATCGCCGCAATGCCACGGTCGCGATCCGCGCGATCCTGGGCAAGTCGCCCAACCGGGTCAGCCTGAAATGATCGTGGCAGCACTCCAGGGCGAAAGCCTCGACGCGCTGGTCTGGCGGGCAACCGGCCAGCAATCGGGCGCAGTCGAGCGCGTGCTCGAGGCGAACCGTGACGTCTCGAAAACTGCACTGGCCCTGCCGGAGGGCTCGCCGATCACGATTCCCGATCTCCCCGTCACGTCAGACACGATCGATATCGTGCAGCTTTGGGATTGAACAATGGACAAACTGCTCAACCACCTGATCGATCTCGTCACCTCGCTGTTGATCGGCATGACGCCGGCGGCGCTCGGCGCATCGGTCAGCCTGGCCTATGAGCGCGGCTTGTCGTGGAGCGAGCGCGCTGCCCGCCTGTTCGTCGGTATCATCGTCAGTTTCTTCGCCAGCCGCTCGATCGGCGCGCTCTGGCCATGGGGTATGATCGACCCGTTCGTGCAACAGGGGATCAGCTTCACTTTGGGCATGATCGCCTACAAGGCAACGCCGCCCTTCGTCAGCCAGGTGCAGGAACTGGTCGTCTCGCTGCCGGCATGGTTCCGCCGCCGCTTCCTCCATGACGGCAAGCCCGGCGGGGACGGAAAATGAGCTATGACCGCGCCGCCCTGGCTGCGGAGTTGAGCCGTGACGAGGGGCGTCGGTATCGCGCGTACCTCGACAGTGTGCGCAAGCGCAGTATCGGCGTAGGCCGCAACCTCGACGATGTCGGGATCCGCGCGATCGAGACGGCGCAGCTCGGCATCACTTTGGCGAGCGTTGTGTTGCACGGCGTCACTGATCAGCAGATCGACGTGATGCTTGACAACGATATCGATGCTGCCGAGCGCGATCTCGATCGCAAGCTTGCCTGGTGGCGTGAGCTGGATCCAGTCCGCCAGCGTGTGCTTCTCAACATGTGCTTCAACATGGGCATCGGCAATGGCGGCCGCGGCCTGACCAGCTTCAACAATACGTTGCAGGCGATCCGCGATCACCGGTGGCATGCCGCTGCGTCCGGGATGCGCAGCTCGAAATGGGCACGCCAGGTTGGCGCGCGCGCCGATCGTCTTGCGACCATGATCGAGACCGGAGGCATGACATGATCAAGCTGCTCTGTTCAGCCGCCCTTGGCTGGCTCCGCAAGGAATTCGGTTGGTTTGCCCTGCTGGCGATCGGTATCGCCGCCGCATCGACCTACGTCGCCTTTCGTCAGCTCGCCCGCGATCGCGATGCGTTGCTCGACTTCGCGACCGTCGCCTGCGCATCAGCCGGGGAACCATTCGCGGAATCGACGCAACCCGTCGCTGACAACAAGGGCGAGAAGCTGCAGCGCACCTATCGCCGCGGCCAGCTCTGCACGATTCGCATCGCCGCGCTCGACCGCTTCGAAACGAAGACGGCCGTTACCACTGCGCAGGTGATCGCCACCCACCAGGCCGAACAGGACGGCAAGACCGCGACCGATGCATCCGCGACCCGCGATGCGGCCGCGCGCCGCGCCGCTGCCCAAAGATCCATGGAGAAGCGCAATGCCCAAGTTGGTACGGATGATCGCGTTGACGGCAATTGGTTTGCCGGCATCAATGATCTTGCCGGGATGCACGCGGACGATTGACCTGCCGGTCGATAAGCCCGTTCCCGTCGCAATCTCCCTGAAAGACACGCCGCCGGCCGACGCGTTGCAATGTGCTGATCGCGCGCACCCATTGCCAACCGATGCCGCCGCATGGGCGATCATCCCACCAGCCATGCGCGCGGCCATGACCGGCTTTGCCGACGCGGTTGGCGCCAATGCCGACCAGCTCGATCGCTTGGTCAACTGGCTTCGCCCGGGCGCCTGCAGAGCAGGCGAAGGCGCCACGCCACCTGCAACCAAAACCGCCACCACAACCAATAAGGATCCGCGATGAACAATCTCCGCTATGCGATTGTGCTGGCAATGGCCTCGATGCCGCTGGTCTTTGTGGCCGCACCTGTCCATGCCCAGTCGTTGCTGCCGACCTGCAAGAATCGCAACGGCGTGCCGATCGCCTGCAACAGCGCGGTCATCATCGATAAGAACGGCATTGCCGTCGATGCCAGCAACCCGCTGCCGACCCGCGCACCGATCCAGGGTGCGGCTGCCTGGAGCAACGGTGCTGCTGCGGTTGACCTGCGCTTGCTCGACAATGCGCAGATCCAGATCTCCGGCCTTTCGGGCGGCGACAGCATCACGATCACGCGCTCGCTCGATGGCACCAATTACGTGCCGCAAAGCATCGTCGGCAACGATTATTCGGTTGCATCCAACATCACGACCAATGGCATCTACACCGTGCCGGCAGGTGGCTATCTGAAATGGGCAAAGACTGGGACTGCCTCAACGCCGACCGTCACCATTCGCGCGGGGAGCTGACCAATGTCAGATATCACTGCCATTGGCATCGCCCTCTCCGATCAACCGAGAGACAGTTGGGCTGCAAAGCGCGGCATCGCGTTCGGCGCACCACTCATCCGACCTGCGCTGTTCACTTACACGCGCAGCCTGTTTCCCTTCGACTTCTGGCGCGACGCGACGGGCCGGGTGCGGACCAATTTCACGCGCCAGGCATTTTGCCCGACCCCCGACG